GCTTCATTATTATCTAAAATTGCTAACTGTGCTCTTAGACGTAATTTAGTTTCACCATCTGTGGCTTCGTTAAGTGCCTTAGTTAAGCCAATACGCTCAATATCAAACTTGTCTTTAAGCTGATCTATAGCAGTCTTAGCTTTTAATGTGGCTACTTCTTGCTTCTTTAATTTTAATAAATCCTGAGATGCTTTGATCTCTTGCCTTCTTTGTGCAGCTAAGATACGACCCTGGGCTGGAGTTTCTCTAGCAGGTGCAGTAGGGAATTTACCCTTTTGATTTTCTCTGGCTAATCTGGCTAATAATCCAAATGTGCTGGTTTCATAAGCTGCTCTACCTAATGCACCAATACCAGGTATATCTGATAATGTTTTAAGTAAAACGCCTAAGCCTGTAATAGTTTGGCCTGTAGTCTTGCCTAACTTTTCCATCTTGGCCGTAGTTTCATCTAGGTTAGTATCTTTACCTAGTGCATCTAAAGCGCCTAATATGCCTTTACCTATTTCTTCTTTTACATTTTCACTAGCTACTCTTAATAGATCCATCTTGCCAGCATAAGTAGTTAATCTAGCCTGTGCTTGACCAGCGAACTTATTGTTTAGTTCTGTAAGGATTGCATCCATATCACCAGCCTTTAGCGTGGCTTTGCTTAATCCTGCACCTAATCTAGTTAATGATGTTGTATTACCTGCATATCCTTTGGCTAATGCCGCTGTAACCTCAGTTAAAGATCGACCTGTGGCAGCTGATACGTTAAGCGCTGTGTTTAATGCATTCTGACTTAAAGTAATTGATCCTGTAACTGTAAGTAATTGCTGGAATGCTGGACGTAGTTGGTCATCAAGTACGCCTGTGGCTCTTTGTAGATTGGCTATGTATAACTCTACAGCTGGTGAACTAAATGCAAAGCCTGTATTTTTTAATTGAACCTCTAAAGACTTGGCGGCCTTCTCATCGGCTGCAAATGCGGCTACAGCTCTTTTACTGTAGTTGAATAATGCTCTAGCGCTAAAGACACCTAAAAGAGTTGTACCTAATTTTTTAACTTGCTTATCAAATACGCTTACATCTTGCTTAGCCTTTTTAAGAGCCTTACCATTCCAGGTTGCCGAGGCTGCTACAAATATATTGGCCACTATGCCACCTTCTTAATTTCAGTTTTGCGTGTAAATTCCACAGCTGTTTTATCTATGGCTTTTAATATGGCATCGTATACTTTTATATTATCTTGTGCCCAAGCCTTGTAGATTAAACGGCCTTGCATCTTTCGACCTGTTGCCCCACGTGCGCCAGGCACTCGCTTAGGCTTTGTTACTGGCTCTAAAGCGCCTATAAATTGCTGGCTAGCAAATGGGTTATTAGAATCATAAAAATCTAACGCTTGGCTCTTAGCAGACTTTCTTACATAAGTACCACTACCCTCATGCTTAAATGTAAATGGCGCTCTACCCTGTGGGTTTAATCTGCCTGCGGTTTCATAAATAGATCCAGGCCTACTAACGTTGTAAACGTATTGGCTTACTTGCCAGCCATTTTTTGTGGCTACATTTTTGCCAGGGTTATATCCAATACCAGCTTTAACTACACTGCCATCATACTTTGGGAATGGTCTTTCAATAGCAGAAGATAATGGCTTAGACCATCCAGATAAAACCTGCGCATTGGATGGCACAAAGCCTTTGGCTTTTTCTGCTACTGCTCGCATTAATGGATCAATAGCCTTGCTAATTTTTGCCCTTAAATCTTCATCGATAAAACTAAGCCCATTAAGAACGTCTTTAACGCCTACGACTTCTGCTGGCATTCTTAACCCTTTCGGCTCTATCGGTTATCACTTGAATAATAGCCCGATACATCTCCGAGTCCATATTGATAAACTCGCTAGGCGGTATCCCAGTTTCTACGGCTAATGCTGCTATGCCATAAACTATAGAATCCCGCTTTATTATTTTTTTTCTTCGTCTAATACCTCGACAGTTTCTAGGCTGTCTATAAACTCAACTCCAAATATAGGTACCTGTGCGCCAGACTTGCGCAAGCACTCCCAAGCTAACCAAAAAATATGGGTCTGCTGTTCATGCTCACGCAAAATCTTGCTAATACCTGCGCCCCACTTCAACTCAAAGCTATATTCAATTCCTGGTGTTATCTTGTGTTCTGTGACTTCACCATTAGCCCTAGTAATTTTAAGCTTTGCCATTGTTACTCCTTAATTAGAACGCCACTGATGGCGATACTGTGATTACGGAGTTTACAGTAAATGTAACGCTAGATGTAGCAATTTCGGCTACTCCAGCTGATCCGATTGGTGTTAGGTTATTTACTAGGATTGAGAACTGGTAAGAAGGGTTAGCAGCTGATACAGCTGTGCCCTTAACTGTAATTACTGATACAGCTAGAGTCTTGCCAAATGCCTCATTTAGAGTCTGGCTTACCTCAGATGTTGCCCAGTCATTCATAAAGTCGATAGTAAATGTGCCTGATTGTAGACCTGCTACGTAGCGGTGTGCAGTATCGCCCATCGCAGTAATCTCTAGCTCATCTACGATTTGGTTGATAACAGCGCTAGATACTAGGTCGCTAATATCAATAGATGGTGTAGTAGGCGCAGCGTTGGTCGCTAGCTTGATGCCTACGTTATTGTTTAAGTAAATTGCCACTGTTATTCCTCTTCCTTTTTAGGTTGTGCTTTTTCTTTTGGTGCTTCCTTTATTTGGCCTGTCTTTATTAAGAAGGCTAAATCTTCTTCTTTGCTCATAATTAACTCCAGCTCGTTAGGATTGATACTGTTATTTCAGACACCAATAAATCGCCACTTTGAGCGTTTACGATTGCTGGAGCCGAAATGCTTGATATATTAAGTGTCAGCGATGATGCTGCTAACTTTGTTACTACGGCTAATATGTAATCTTCCATACCAGCCAAATTACCCTGGTTATCTAACGCAGGTTTAGTGATTAAAATTCTAAAGTTTGCTAAAGGCAATACTGTTACATGATCGTTATTGCTTGGCACTATGTAAGGATCGCCAGGGGTGATTGCGACTGCATTGGCGAGAAGAGTACTTGGCGGAAAAGCAAATACTGACCACACGCCAGCGTTAGTAAGATCTGTGGCTAATGTGCTACGTAGTGTGGTAATCGCAGCTGGCATATTAACCTACCAGTGATGCAGGCGCTGAATATGGCTGGATGAGGCCACGTACTCTGTTAATCAGCTGATAACCCATCCGATAAGGGCTAGCACTGACCCCATCCATACCTACCCCACCAGTCTGGCTAACTTGTCTAGCCTGCCAGATGTCTACAGCTATGATCATTGCTGCTTCTCTGATTGCGGGTACCGCAGAGTAATCATCTTCTTTAGTATCTTGGCCACTTGCTTTGCCATACGGAAGAATTCTATGGAATGGGTCGTTTGCATGTACTTTTGCAAATTGAATAAATGAATAGCCATTAGGCCATGAGTAATTGTAAAAGAAATTGTAAAATGTATTTGCGATTGATACTGGGATATTAGATCCAGGTATTGTGCCAGTAATTACATGTTGGCCACCATAGATATTTCCACAGCCCTCTACGCTTATTGTTTGACCTACTACATAAATGCCTGGGTTTGCTAATACTAATGTGGCTACGTTGTTTTGTAATCCAGCGGCTACTACTGGTGCATCGTTAAACCATAAATACTGATTAAGTAAATCCTGTGCAGTTTGGCAAACTTCTTCTACTACTGCATCGGTATACAAAGAGCCAATACCTAAGTTAGTGCGTAACTCAGCTTTGGTTACATAGGTGGCTGCCATTGTATTCCTCTCTTAAAAAAGCTCCCCTGGGGCTAGGGCTACTAAACCCCAGAGGATTATTACTTGGTTATTAGGCCTTTGCGTACTTGATGATTCCGTAAGGCATTTTGGCGATTGTTGCCATGAATCCGTAGATCGCAACTTGTACCTGTAGGTTAGATACAACGTTTACAGACATGTAAGCCTGTGGTGAGCGATATACAGTAAATGCTTCTGGTGCAAGGATAATTGCAGAGTTATCATCAAATGTGGTTGTTGAGAAGTTCTTGTCTACGTATAGATCAAGTCCTAGTACATTTCCACGAATTGATGTAGGGCGTACATCTCCAGCTGCGTTCATTGGTTGAATCGCATTGTAAATTGGTCGCTTGGTTGAATCAACAGCGCCCATCAATGCCTGCCATTGTGCTGGGTTTCCGATGTAGTTCTGTGCAAAGTAACCTGTGTTAGCATACACAAATTTCGCAGCTTCGGAAGTGTAAGCAATAATTCCATCGCTGTCTGCTGTAGTTCCTGTGCCATAAGTACCAGCTGCAATTAATGCATTTAATACAGCTGTGTCAATTGTTGTTAAATAAGCATTTTGTAGCTGTTGTGTTAGCTCTGCATAGAAGTTAGGGTCTGAACGCTCTAACAACTCAACAGATAGTGTATTCATACCTGAGTACTTAGACACTGTACCTGTTAGGTAAGCAGTTTCCATACCTGTATTTGATACTGCGCCTGCTTCTGCCTCTACAGTTACTGTAGGTGCTACGCCAGTTCCGCCACCTGCTGAAGTTACAAGTGATGGTACGTTAATAGTCATACCAGATGCTGGAAGTGTGCCTTGTGAACATGCATCAATAGCTGGTGTACCAAATCGTGTGTTTGTTACAAACTCAGTTAGGTATTGAGTTGGATTAAATGCTGGGTTTGTTGAAAATGAATCATCTGCCGCAGCAATATAGAGTTTAGAATCTTCGCTACCTAGTGCAGCCTTGATCTTGTGCTCTGTGTACTTCGCCATTGAGTTAATTGGTGAACGTACTGAAGTTTGGATAACTGGTGCTGTAATTGTTGGGCGAGCAGCTTCTACTGTAGGAGTAGCAGCCTCTGCCTTTGCTTCTTGTGGCGCTGTTGCTAAATCTTCCACAGGAGCCTCGCTTTCTTTTGGTTGATTTGTGTCCTCTGCTTCGTTTTC